CGCCTGATTCAACTCAACGACCAGTTGCCTGACCTCCAAGCCGAGATCGACTTCCTGAAAATACAACACCATTCTTCAGATGTAATACTTAACGACGCCAAAGACCTCTACTCCCAATGGAGCACTCTTTCCTTCGAGGACAAGAGAAGCATCATAGAGACTATTACAGCCAAGATCGCTGTCGGCAAAGAAGACATACACATAAAGTTAGCCTATCTGCCGACAGTGAAACCAGCCCAAACCGCTGACCCCACCCCCAATATTAATACAAACCAAAACCCCGTAAAAAGTCAAAGTAACCTATCCCTATCATGACAGACAAATTCAAGAAAATAGAGCGGCAATATGTGCTATCTGACAGTACAGTAAATGAGTATGGTTTTCGCCTGCTAACATCGGGCTACCAGCTAGGTGCATTCCAGAAAAACCCAATAGGCTATTATATGCACAGACGTGAAGACGGTATAGTGCTGAAGTGGGAAGACCTGACCGTAGAAGACGATAAAGTAGTAGGTACGCCAGTCATCAACTTATCGAACGGAAGAGGCGAGCAGACATGTGCGGAGGCCGAGAACGGATTTCTAAATGCGGCATCTGTGGGGCACATAGTGGTGCTGGAATACAGTACGGATCCGGAGCTGATGCTGCCGGGGCAAACAGGGCCAACAATCACCAAGTGGTATAATAAAGAATGCAGCCTGGTGGATATTCCCGGGAACTGCAACGCACTGACGCGGCTATATGATGCACAGGAAAATGAAATAAACCTCGTAGACCTGAATATAATGCCACCGGTAATAAAGTCGCTACAGCAAAATACAATAATACAGTTGAGTGAAACATTGCAACTGACCAGCGCGCAGGATGAAAATACGCTGATCAGCGCAGTAAAAGACCTGGCTGCCAAGGCCGCAGACGCAGCGCTGGAAAATAAAATACTGCGTAATGATAAACAAACCCTACAGCAACAGCTGGATGACCTGAACAGCGCACGAAACCGATTTGAAATAACAGCATTGCTAGACAGGGCGCTAGAGGACAAGAAAGTGACCAAGGAACTAAGCAGCAAACTGGCGAATGATTATGCAACCAACCCTGAGGGGCTTAAATCACTAATTGCGGTCATGCCGGCCTACCGGTCTATAGCTACCCACCTGAACAGTAAGCAGCCTGACAGCACAGAAGCGCAATGGCAGTGGGATGACTATGAAAAAAATGACCCTTCCGGTAAAAAGCTAAAAGAGCTTCGCGCCAACGATGCAGTTAAGTATAAAGAACTGTTTGATAAAAAATTCAATTCCTAAGCTGAGCTTCATTTAAATCTCAAACGATTTAATTCTTGTTGGTCACACAATATCGCCGGGCCAGGCAGGTTTTTAAAGTTCATGGTGTTTAGGTTTTTCCTTGCCTGAGCCCGGCATTTTCTTCCGTTTACTGATAACAACATCTGAAGAGACCCACTTATGGCATGCTGTCTTTGCATGCCCGACCTGAAGCAACTGCTTCTTCTCTCCAATCATTTAATCAATCACCAAATCAATAATTAACCAATGGCAATTCAAAAAGAGATCTGGCAAGACCACATCGAAGGCAACCTGTTCAAGAACAATGAGTTTTTGCTGGCATCGACAGATGCAGGACAGTATGTGCTACAAGGCAAGGTTGTTCATATACCGCAAGCCGGTGCTGCAGCAACAGTAGTGAAAAACCGCAGCAGCATACCTGCTACTGTAGTACAGCGCGGAGATACAGATGTAACCTACACGCTGGATGAGTATACAACGGACCCAATACTGATACCTAATGCGGAATCGTTTGAGCTCAGCTACAATAAACGTGAAAGTGTGCTGGCAGAATATGAGGCATCATTAAGACAGACGGTAGCAGATAACCTGTTGATAGACTGGTGTCCCACAGGCAGTACAGGTACAGTAATACGCACTACGGGGTCGAATACCGCAACCCACCTGGCCGGCACTACAGGTACCCGCAAAAAGTTCACTGTTAATGATCTGAAGTATGCACAACTGCAACTGAATAAGCAGAACGTGCCAATGGAAGGTCGCTATGCCCTGATAAGCGCAGATATGTTTCAGCAACTGACCGATGATATGTCTGCAACCCAATACCGTGATTTCAGTGCAGCGTATGATGTGAAAGATGGTGTACTTGGCCGTTTGTTTGGTTTCAATATTATGATGCGTGGTGGTGTGGCAACCTATAATAATGATGCGGCACCGCTTGTAAATCCTTACGGTGCATCTGCAAATGCGACAGATAATGATGGTGTTCTCTGCTGGCAGGTAGGCGCAGTGGAACGTGCATTGGGACAGATCACTTTCTTTGAGCGTGTAGGAGACCCAACATTTTATGGAGATGTATATAGTGTAAGTGTGCGTATGGGTGCACGCATACGCCGCAGCGATGCGAAAGGAATAATTGCGATCGTTCAAGGATAATGCTCAATAAGGAATTAGGTCCTGTCCATCACAGCAGCATAATGGCTTAATGAAATAAATGTCACGAGATCCAGCAGTCGCTTCAGTTCATCAGTTATCATCTAATCATTATGCTTTCTGAAATTAAAATATGGATACTTATTGCGGTAGCGGGTGTTATGGCTACCATGCTGGGATTTATAATAAAAGTAGTAACCGGCCAGATCATAAAACGACTGGATGAGATAGTGCTGGAATTAAAGCAACTAACGCAGGCTACCACCATACAAGGCCAGCAGATAAAGGGCCTGCAGGAGCAGGATGCCATGATACACCGCCGCCTCAATGAGCATTCAGAACGAATACACTCCCTGGAGCTCAAAGCGATCAAAGAATAAGTAAAACCAGAACAAAAGCCCCTATACCCTAGAGGTGACAACTAAATACGATCATCATGAAACAGGCAAAACAATATTTCGATAACCACAATGCAGTAGAACAACTCTATTTCACCAGCGATCATCTTGCGTTTTTTGATGAGCAAAATGCAATAAATCATGCAAGGCAACTGGATGACCAGACAGTTACTTCTATGACGAGAGAGGAAGCAGACCAGGCAGTAAATGATCTGGCTGAAGAGGGCTGGAATCAGGATGACCTCTTTGATGAGTTTGAAACAGAGTAAATAACAATTCTAATCATTAAAATAACAGACATGGGAAGTGTAAACATAACATTGGCTAATGGCCAGCTTGGTGGAACAATCCAAACGAATGACGGTATAACCGGCATGGTACTTACCGGAGTGACGGAAAGCGGCGGATATACGGCAGGAACACCAATACTGGTAACCAGCCTGGCAGATGTATCGACAGCAGGCATTACAGAAGCGCATAATCCGTTTGCTATAAAACAGCTAAAAGAGTTTTACAGCCAAGCCGGAACCGGCGCGAGCCTATACCTGATGCTGGTGCCGGAAACAATGACCGTGGCGCAAATGGCAGATAATACCAATGCTAACGGTGCCAAGAAGTTACTTAATTTTGCGGCAGGTAAAATAAAGGTGCTAGGGCTCCTCAGTGACGATGTAGCAATAACGGCCGGTGGTGGTACCGTCACTGTTTCGCACGGGCTGAATGGTGACGTATATACTGCGGCTAGCAATATGGCAGTAACTGCGGCAGCCTACTTCGCCGCAGAAAAGCCATTCAGAGCTATAATAGGCGGATCTTCTTATAGTGGGACCGCATCGGCACTGACAGATGAGGCAACCGGCACTACAAATAACAGAACCGCAATACTTATCGGAGATACAGTTACCGGCGCTTCAGCCTGCCTGGGCCTATTGCTGGGGGTAGTATCTTCTATACCGGTGCAAAGGAAAATTAGCAGGGTGAGGAACGGTGCGCTGTCTACTACAAAGGCGTTCGTTGGTACCTCAACGGTAGAAGTGGCAGGAGCAGGCTCACTTGCCGCAATTGCCAGCAAAGGGTTTATCACTTTTATCACCTATCCGAATGTGAGTGGCTATTTTTTTAGCGGGGATCCAATGCTCACGGCAACAACAGATGACTATTGCATGCTTGCCAGGGGAAGAGTAATAGATAAACTACATATACTGGCTTACACAACATTTGTGCAGGAGGTAGATGATGAAGTTCCAGTGAATGCGGATGGTACCCTTGATGCAGGTTTCTGCAAATGGCTAAGCCAGCAAATTGTAAACCAGGTAGATAATACTATGACTGCCAACAAAGAAATAAGTGCAGTGAACTGTTTTATAGATCCGGCGCAAAATATACTGAGCACTAATACGCTGAACGTTGTTTTGAAAGTACTTCCGGTGGGTTATGCTACAGAAATAGAGATCAGCTTAGGATTTACAAACCCGACGAACCAATAATGCTGGTTAGTATCACGAGATCAATTATTAACAATCTAACAATTTAAACATGCCATCAATAAGCTTTTTTGATAGTAAAGAATGTGAATGGGCAGACATGACCGTAATGTTTGCCGGCGCGCCGCTGACCAAAATAAGGGGCCTAAAATACAAAGCAGCGAAAGATAAGCAGTTGCTACACGCTGCAGGAGACGAGCCGATAAGCATACAGAGCGGCAACCGTACTTATGAAGGACAGATAAAAGTGCTGAAAGGCGCGATAGATGATATGAACAGGGCTGCAATTGCCGCAGGAGGTGATGATATCCTTGATATACAGTTTGATATAGTGATTACTTATAAGCCTAAAGGTACACGGCCATTACAAACAGATACACTTGTGGGCGTAGAAGTGAAGGATTTTGAGAAAGGCTGGGAGCAAGGAGCAAAGAATATGGATGTTACCCTTCCTATTATTTTTCTGAAGTTGCTGACCCTGTAATGAGCATCTATTCAATAATGTAACCGTAAAAAACTAAGACGATGACAAAAGCAATTAACGAATTGAAAGGGCAAGCCACCGAAGCGCAAATAGCAGAGTGGAAGAGTAAGTATAAATATGGTATTTATGCTATTGAGGTTGGTGGACACATAGCGTACTTTAAAAACCCGGGAAGAAATGAACTTAACTGTGCGATGAGCAAGGCAGACCGGGACAGGGCACTGGATATTTTTGAAGAGCTTGCGAATGTTACGTTCATAGGTGGCAGTGAGGAAGTATTGACCGATGATCAGATGTTCATAGGGGTAAGCCAGGAGCTGAAAGTAAAGCTGGACGGTAAAAAGGCAACACTGGTAAACTTATAACGGAATCTTGCGGAGGGCCGGCGCAGGATTCCATGGGCTACCTGGAAACATTACTTGAATATTACTTACCCGGCCTAGATCATCATTCTCTCAGTGACGAAGCATTTGCACGAAAAATAGCGCACCTGATGTATATAAGAAAACAGGAGTGACCTATGAAGCCAGTAGTTTTTCCTTTTGCAGTTGAAATTCTTCGTCAGTTAGTACGCCTTCTTTTCTGAGCTCATTTAATTTGTGCAATTGATCGGCGACGTTAGTCTCAGGCTGTGCTTTGTTACCGGCCAACTCCAACATCTTATCTCTATAAGCCTCATCAACAAGTTTTTCGGAATTAAAGACAACTATAAATCCAATAATAGGAGAAAAGACCAGTGATACAATAAAGGCTTTTGTATATCCGATCTTTCTTTTACTACCTGCATGTCCGACCAGGAATGAAGTGCAAATTGATATGACAAGTGCCACCTTCATGATAAATGGCAATACATCAGATACTAAAAGAACAACTAAAAGCCCAATGGCCAAAATAATAACAATTGTCTTTAAGTCTTTTTCTGAGCCGTCATTCTGTATCGTTTCCATAATAGAGCTGTGTCTAAAAATAAAAGCATTACTACTTACTTCATTCGTAGAATAAGTATTGCGGCAATTATACAAAAAAAGTTTAAAATACGAAATATGAACCCTCTTTTTGAATGCATATATTCAGTAAATATGCTGGCAAGTGCTTTTAAAAATGCAAGTTTATCAGTACAACATACTTTTGAATTGCTAAACAGCACTGTATATAAAAGTATACAGATAATGAAAGAGTTAGATCGTCGTATAACTGATTTTGATACTTTTCTCAGGAATCCAGTTCAAGACCAACTATCTAAGAAAGTAGCTACTGACAAAGAAAGTAGCATTTCATTTTCTGAAGTTGTGGAAAATGGTATATCCAATGAAGAGGTACGAAAGACGACCAAAAGTAAGAGAAGCACAGGAGAGACGGAAGGTATCGATGAATTTCAAAAGCTTGCCGACGGTACGGGTAAAATTGTCAAAGTATTTGAGGAGCTATGCCCAAAGGCAAAAAAGCTGACACAAGGATTAGAATTGGCAAGTAACTTATATGAAGGACTGTCAGTTATTGAAGCGGCTTCAGTAGCCGAAGGTGCAGGCATTATAGATGGTGTATCAATTATAGGAGAGATGATATCAGGAATGGCAGGTGTTGCTTCCGTCTCAACGATGTTTGGCTTACCAGGATGGATAGTTGGTGCCGGTTTATTGACTACAGGAACACTTCTTTCAATGAATACACAGGAGCGCAAGGAGATAGAAAGAAAAAATGAAGAGAATGAGGTCAGCAGAAAGGCATTGGAAACGTTCGAAATGACAGAAAGCAAAGCAAACAGCTACTTTAGCCAGATCGAGGCACTCTCCCGAACAGAAACGCATAAATGGCATATTGACCAGAAGCCTCAAAAAGAAAACATAAAAAAATACGGCAAAGAGGCATACTCTCTTAATAATACATTTCCTTCAGTTATAGCGTATACAGATGCTCTTACCATAAAGCGCAATGTACCACCAGAAATTGCCCATATAAGCGAGGATAAATTCCCAACGCATAGCAGCTACCTGGAGAAGACAAGCCCGTTACAGCAGAAGCTTTTATACATTGGCCTTACTGATGGACGAGATGCATTTTTTGAAAGTGCGAATAGAAGCGCGATAAAGGCGAAAGAGCGGGACAGCATCAGAGGAATAAATAGCTTCGCTATGACTCAGTCGGCTATCAATGAGGTGTTTGATCAAATTGTTCACATGAGCAATGATGGGAAAATTGCAGCAAAGTTACCAAGGCATGTTGATGCACAACAATCTGTAGCTGATGCATTACCTATAAACCAGCATGGATCGGTAGTGATAAACTTAAATAAACCGATGATAGGAAGCTTCGTTATCAATACCCGAGATGTAAAGGAAGGTATCAATAATTTCAAGCATGAGGTAGAAGAGGTATTGCTTGAGATCCTTAACAGTGCAAACGTAATACAATAAAAATGGCAGAGATATCATTTAGTTTAGGAGAATTGTTTGAACAAACATTTGGTTACAAAACCAAAGCATTTGATCCGCAGTTTTCGCCGGTGAACAGTGTGAAAGCTCCACTCAGAAAAGAACAGGGCACTCAGGGTTCTTCCTACTATGCAAAGAATGTAGCAGGTGCGGAATATTATATGCCGGTAACACTTACATATCCGGATACTTCTCCTCTGCCGGCAACAAAAGCTCCATTTTCGCCAAGCAATGATACGCTAACGATTCTTAAAAAATGGAATCTGCCATACCCTGTCATATCAATCACCAGCAGGAAAACAATAATTGAGACGGTGTTAACTGAACGAAGAGGGACAGTAAAGGAGCTTATCAATATCCAGGATTACGAGATCGTAATAAAAGGGTTTATTATCGGTTCTAACGGTGAATTTCCGGAAGGGGAAATCGCGACATTGAGAACTATTTATGAACAAAACGTTCCGTTGTCCATTCAATGCCCGCTTACAGATATCTTCCTTTTAAGACCTGATAGGAGCGGTAGTGACCAGGTGGTGATCACTACCCTGAGTTTTCCTCCCATAACCGGGGTGAAAAACGTAAAGCCCTATGAAATACGCATGGTGAGCGATGAGCCATTTAACCTTATATCCATATCATAATGTTTGTACTAGCAAGTGACATAACAATCGGAAGGTTCCGATTTAGCGGGGTAAATGCGGTCAGGATAAAACGAAGCATTCACAGTATTGTGGAGACGGCAACGATCACGCTTCCATCTATAAGCAAAATTGCAGCTAATGGTAAGGTTCGCCCTGGTACGATCATCACCGGACATCAATTTTCGGAAGGCGACCAGGTAGTAATAAAACTTGGCTATAATGATCAACTTAAAACTGAATTCAGAGGCTTTGTAAAGCATCGCAGTTTAAAAATGCCACTTGAGGTCGAATGTGAGGGGTATAGTTGGTTGCTTCGTAGAAATAGGATACAAGAAGTATCAGGAACAGTGAAGCTAAAAGACCTCCTTGAAAATGCGGTTTCGGGAATAAATAGCAGGATATCGGTTCAATGTGATCTTGACATTGAATTCAGCAATGTAAATTTTAAGGATGAATGTGGGTTTGATATAATCAACAGTATTTCAAGATATACAGATGAAAATCTAACGTGTTTTTTTATACATCCTGACAGGCTATGGTGTGGATTGTTGTATTCACCATACGCGGAAGGGAAAAACGTATTGAATCTGCCGTTGGTAAAGTACAGGATGGGATACAATGTTATACATGACAATAGCCTGAAAGAGCAGTCGGCGGAAAGTGATCCGATACAGGTAAAGTACAGTAACAAGCTTCCGGATGGAACAAAAATATCGCAGACATCGGACGCGTTCAAAATATATGTGCACACACATAGTAAAATACTGAAGCAGATCAAAGAGTCCCCAATGTTAAAAAGACTTGCGCAAGAGAAAGCTTATCAATCAAACTACACCGGATATGAAGGCCATATTAATGCATTTCTTGAGCCGTATGTTGAGCCGGGATACTACGTATACTTATCAGATAGTAGATATCCGGAACGGAATGGAGTTTATTTGGCAGAGAGTACGGACGTTTCTTATGGTATTTCCGGTGCACGTAGAAAAATAGAAATTGGCCCTAGATCAGGATTCGCAAAATAGCAGGCAATGAACAGAAACATAATGAAGATAAAGGCAGGTATAAGAGCTTTAGCAAACACCCCTTATATAATAGTCAGTGGTACGGTTGTAGCAGGTAGCCTGGACGAGGGCGCCTATACAATATCTGTGTTGCCCAGCAATGATAGTGCCCCTATAGAACAGGTAATGCTGACTACCGTTACTGAAAATGATAAGGGAGTTGTGCTATTCCCCAAGGACAAGAGTAATGTGATAATAGGCTGCGTGGACGGACTGGGGGAGTGGGTTCTGTTAAGAGCAGGTGAATTAGAGAAAGTCATTGTGACCATTGGTAATGTTAAGTATGAGATGGATGAAACACAGATCGATATACAGAATGGCAGCACAGTATTTAATATAGGAACTGCAGTATTTAAGATGAATACAGCCAGTGAAAGCTTACTTCAGTTATTACAGGATCTGATAACCGGTCTCACACTTCTAACGGTACCAACTCCTTCAGGACCCAGCGGAACGCCTTTTAATAGTGCGACATTCACTGCATTACTTTCCAGGTTAAATAATTTATTAGGTGCATAAAATTTGTTTATGGCAAGAGAAATGATCGATATTGGAATTTCTGATACTGAAGATCTGTTTATAGTTGGAGGCGATTTTTTAATGACAGAATGTACAGCCCATCATCAACGTCAATTAATCCTTAATAATAACGCAGACTTCAAACAAAACCCCACAATATGCGTAGGTGCATTTGAATACCTGGATGATGAAAACTACCAGGAGCTGTTGCGTAAGGTAAGCCTCGAGTTTACAAAAGACGGAATGGATGTGAAAAGTGTTCGACTTGATACCAACGGGTTGATCAATACCGATGCTTATTATCCATGATCGAACAGTGAATCAGTTTAAATAATAGTAATTATGGGAAAAACAATAACTGTAAAACCGAATCAAAGTATGCTGGATGTCATTGTGCAGGTGCTTGGCAGTTTAGAAGCAGGAATGGCATTTTGCTCTTTAAATAATGTATCTATAAGTCAGGTGCCGATTGTTGGTACTGTCTATCAGATACCGGAAGTTGACGATGTGCAGGTGTTGACTGACAAAAGTGTTCTTGATTATTTCAGACAAAATCAGGTAGTGGCTGGCACATTAGGTTCCATGCCGCCACAACAATTGGGATTGACTATTATTTTAAAGCCTGTATTGGAGTCGCATTATGAAGGGGCATTTCCTCCTGGTTTACTGGGTTATTACCAGATAGGGCTGAATGCGGCGGCCGGCTTTGTTAATATAAATACCTTAATAACGACATATCCTCACGACAATGCCTTGTATTATGAAGAGGATGCAGCTATGTACGCTGGTACACCTCCCTCATCAGTTGGTGAAATTACTGGCCTGCCTATGACGGTTAAGCACCTTGCTTATCGCGTTCCCTGGGCCAGCGCAAATAATGTAATAGCATGGGATCCGCATACGACCGGCCAAACAGTTACATTCGAAGACGTAGCAGGTAATAAGGCCTGCTTTGCGCCGGTGTTTCCGTTGTATGATAGCAGACCATTGTTTCATGAACAACTAATTGCGGATCTGCTTGTTGAGTTTGTTAATACAGACGGATATGTAGCGACATTAAGATTGACAAGAAGCCATACTCCAGTGGTGTTTCTGGATATAAATCCTCCTGATGGACATATGACTATGCATTGGCTTCCTTCTGCTACCGGTTTATATGAGGATCCTGACAATCCTGGCAACCCCGACATACAATTAATAGATCTATACCCGGGAAAATACACATTTGGTGTTGAGACAGAATATACAGATGACCTCGCAAATTTTACATGGCCGGCTCGTAGCGTTTGCACCCAGGTAATTGAAATAGCATAAGCTTAGATCAGCAACTTTCAAAAAATACAATAATGGCAAGAACAATAGCAGAGATACAATCAAGTATAATAGCTGCAAAAAATGCGGATGCAACACTCTCCGGGTTAACCAGTACAAGCCAGACAGCTATATGGTTGTTGTGGACATGGGTAGTCGCGACCTCGCAATGGGTGCTCGAGCAATTATTTGATGCTCATAAGGTTGAAGTAAGTGGGCTTATTGCTCAGCAGAAGCCACACACGCTGCAGTGGTATGTTACTGTGGCAAAAGCCTATCAGAAAGGAATAACCCTGCCGCCAGATACAGATACTTATCCCGTGGTACCACCTTCTGATCCGTCGGTGCTAATAGTGGCCTACGCTGCAGCCGTAGAGCTGACAGGCCTTGTTCGAATAAAAGCAGCCAAAATACACAGCGGCTCCTTGGCTAAATTAGGTGCAGATCTTCCGGCATTCCAGGCATACATGGGGCGAATAAAGGATGCTGGCGTTCGGCTGCAGATAACAAGTGATGATCCTGATACGCTGCAGCTCGCATTGAATATTTATTACGATCCATTGATATTAGATAGCTCAGGTGCAAGACTTGATGGAATATCGGCAACACCAATAAAGGATGCAGTTAAGTACTTCCTGGAAAATCTTCCCTTCAATGGGTTGTTTGTGTTGAACTATTTTATTGCGGCATTACAATCGGTAGAAGGAGTGCGGATAGGTGAAGTGGTTTCTGCCCAGGCGCAATATGGCTTACTGCCTTATACTGGTATTCCGGTCGAGTACCTGCCGGACGCCGGATATATGGTGCTTGATGAAACATTCTTTGATGCTAATATTACCTATACAGCTCACGGTCCGATTTAACAGTTACTGTAAATAATTAAAGAACTCTTGAATTGCTAACAAACTCAATTTTCTATGGGGCTATTTGATGTTGACTACAACACGCTTTTATGGCAAAACTTACCGGTCAGGCTCAGGAAGAATATTCATTATTCGTGGCTGAGGTGCCTGATAGCGCCGGTTGTTTACCTGCATAATTTATTTAAAACAAGCAGGGAAAATAATTTGTACCGGCTGACACACAATAGCCAGGTGTGCTATATGGAGGCAATGCTGAATGATACTTTTGACAACACAGCGAGAGGGATATTTATCAGTGATGCAGACTATCATGACCCTGTGTATGTTTATGAACTGGCTGAAGACAAGCCTGTTTTTCTGGACATGTTGAGCGAGATAGGAACAGGTATTATTCCAGCGCCGGATCCCGTGCCGCTTTATACCGGTGCCGAAACTAATTTTACAGCACCTTTCTTTATTGTCAATGTGCCATCAGCTGTCGTCTTCGACTTAACCCGGATGAAGGCAATGATCGATCTGTATCGTTTGCCGGGAAGAAATAATTACAGCATTACCACCTACTAA